CCTCGACTGCACTTGCATGATAAGTATACAAATCAAGCAGTTGTACAAGGTCGTATGGATCATACTTCGGATTAAGGATGCTGATGCCTTGTTTGAGTGGGTCGCTTATTTCTTGTTTGCTCCCTGTCGCGGGGTCTATGTTGGCTTTCAGGGAATACTTGTTGAGTTCTAACTGGTCCACTATGTGCATTCCATCATCTTTATCAATGGTTACTATGAAACTGTCACTATGTCTCTTTTTTGTCATACTGTATCACTTTTATTGTTTTATGCTTTGATTTTTCGTTTTGGTCTTAGCCAGTGCCGTGCACTGCCGGTTGCGGTGTCGACCATGTCATCACTGGCTCCTTCTTTGCCGGTGAAACTGACTAGTTGGTCTATTAGGTCAATATTCCAGTCCGCTTTTACGAAGTAGCATCGGTGGTCCTCGGCTATGGCTTCAAGGTCGAAGCTCCGTACATTCTTTTTAAGATGTACCTTGTCACTCCTGATGTGGTGTTTCCTTAGGTCTTTCTCGTTACGGAATCTGCTGATTAATAGTTTGCTTCCGCTTCCTGGTTCCTGTTCTATCTTGATTAGTACGCCCCTACCATCACGGTGTGCTGTCTTTTTGAATCGTTTAAGTACCTCGTTACTGGACCAGTTGCCATGCACCAGGTCTATGAAGTATAGGTTAGTTCCATCATAACCAGTCAAGAGGCCGCTGGTTTGGTCTCCTTCCTTGCCACTTGCGGCGAAGTCCCAGTACCTGAGCATTGGCAAGTCTTTTGGCAGTTCATCCTTGGTTATCTGATTATAGATATGGTGTGTTCTGTCATCCATAAACCACTCTCGTTTGAAGATGTTCCCGTCTCGTTCTACTGGTTGTCCTTGGTATATCGCATTGAATAGGTAGCTGCCCATGGCTCGTTTTTCTGCCATCAGCCACTCGGTGCTTCTCTGTGCCGGCCAAAGAGCCTCCCCTATCTTTCTGCCAAGTAGGTCATCAGGACTGTCACATATCGCGGGAATGTTAAGGTCTATCCATGTGTTAGGGTCTATACTGCCCCCACTCCTTAGTATTGCTAGGCCTTCCTTCGCGGGGATTGTCGGTTCGGTCTCACGGATAATACCATGCAAATCCTTCAAATGCAACCTTTGAGCAATAACCAACATAATCGGAGGCAAACCATTACTACGCCTCTCCAATCGTGTCTTCGCAGTACCCCCAAACCAATCCGCCAATCGCTGCTGCTTAACACTTGACTCAGCATCCGCAACATTCTTGATTGGATCGTCGACTATGAATAGTCCTGCACCGAAACCTAGTATGCTTCCGCCTGCTCCGACTGCTAGCATTTGGCCATGGTATGGGTGGTTTAGTTTGAATTTGTTCTTTGCCTTACTATCGGTGCTTAGGCTTACTTTGTAGGGTGATAGGTTGCCATAATAATTGAGTACGTCTTTGACTTGTCCACCGAATTCACTGGCTAATCCTTGACTGTAAGCAGTTAATATGACCTTATCATTTGGGAAGTGTGCAAGGAAGTAACTGGCGAAGTTCTTACTAATCAAGGTGGATTTCCCATGCCTACTCGGAACACCTAACAATATCTTGCTTACCCTGCCTTGCAATGCATACTGCAACAATTCTATGATTAGTACATCGAAGTCTCTTGGTTGCCAGTACCCATTGTTAATATAAATGCTCCAACGGCCAAGGCCTAATACTCCATGCTCGGATTGGCTTATCTGTTCGGCACTTATCATTCTTTTTTGTCCTCGATTATCTTTTTCATCAGGTCAAGTTCGCGGTTTAGGAAGTCATCACTGGTTAGGTCTACATCGGCGTTTAGGTTGGCTTCGGCGTTGATGTTGGCTTCCATTTCCTGTTTCTCTGCCACAACATAAAGCTCTGGGTCGGTAACTTGTAACAGGTATTGATGTGCTAACCAACTATTGCTCTCGGCGATATGGTTCTGATGTAACCGTATGTACTTGGCGGTTGCTCGTTTCCATCTAAGAAAGAAATCATGGTATTTCCCACTCTTCGCCTTTTTCCCCTTGTTTATCCAATTAGTGAGAGTGTTACGGTGTATGCCTGCAAGGTCGGCACAATACTTCATATCTAATCCTTCTTCCCTGTATTGGCATAATTCGTTGCAGATTTCTTCATTAAATTTAGTGGCCATAATGCAATTCTCCTTTTTACTTGTGCATTCTGTATTAAATATTGCACAATCCCTTTTAATGTTTAGTTTATGATGTTGAAGTAAACATTTATCAGTATTGTTATAATGGTTAATCCTACTCCGACAACTGCTAACAAGCTGCTTACTCTGTTGTGATTCTCTATGCTTATTTGTTTTTGGAGTGCCAGTTCTGTCTCAATCGCTTTCAACCTTAATTCTAATTCTTTATCATCCTTGGTTGATTGTAGGATTAGTGTGTTGATGTTTTCGCTGAGGTTGTCTAGTTTGGTCTCCAGTTTATCCATTTTATCGTATAATTCTTCTATCCGTTTTTCTTTGTACTCGGCTTTCGCTTCTAGTTCGGTTATCTTGTTGATTTTGTCTTCGTGTAGGCATTCGACTCCACTCATCCTATCCTCCTAAAATATCTTTTATTTTGGGTTCTGTTATTATACACTCAAAGCAGTATTATCTGAGCCGTAGTCTGCGGAGTTCTGTCTGGATCGCCTCATACTCATCCTCGTCGGTGGTGTGGCGGTGTGGTCCTAGTGTGCCGGTGCCTTTTTTACGAGCCCAGCAGTAGGTCTTGTTCTTTGTGTACCATCGGCTGAAGTATATTCGGTTTTTGAGTCTGCGGGCTTCCTGACTGCATTCGGTGGAGCAGTATCTTTGATTTTTATATTTTTTCGTGTATGGTTTTCCGCATAGTTGGCAGTAATGAGTAGTCATATTAAAAATAGTGTTAAAAGTATTATCTTTTTATGTGGTGTAAAAAAAAGAGGGAGGTACCTGCGCTTTTTTCGAGGCCCATAAAAAAAGGTTATGGTTGCTGAAGCCCTCAAAAAAAGAAGGGTATTCCTCCCCCAGTTTTTTACTATATTATGATATAGTTGCATATTTTTTATATCGCTGATTCCTTAAACAATGGTTTCTTTTTTTTGGAAATATTGTGGCTTGGTTTGGGTTTAAACCAAAATCCATGCCAGTTAAAAGAATAAACTTGTTTTTTCACCATTTTTGGATGATACATTTCCCATTTGTTGTGTTTCAAATCCTTTGTAGGAGGGACTTAATGAATACTATATTTGCACAAATGATTGAAGATTGCTGTTATATTTGGCTATATTATAGAAATGGTAAAACTATTTGGTATATACTTTGCTTTTGCGACGATTTGACTTTTAATTACTTGGAACTTTGTATTAATGAATTGCTATATGCACATTGTATAAAAGAAAAAGAAAGGAAAATAGGGGAAGATTAGTATTATTATTTGTTTGGGAAGTATCATCCAAAAAAATTTTGATTAGGTGAAAATAGTTAATCCCCTTTTTTGTTATTTCCTTTGTTTTCCTCCTATACTATTAATAATTCTAGACGGTTTAACCCCTGAGCCGTAACCGTTGCAATTCCCTTTGTATCCTTTCATACTCCTCATCATCATCAGGGAGCTTGTGTTGTGTTAGGTTGCCAGTTCCAGGACGAAAGGCTGAAGCATCAATGATTTGTTTATTCCTTATCTGATTATACCGTCTTCGTGCATACTCGCATTTCTGCTCACGATGCCTGTTACGGCTACACTCCTTGGTGCAGTATTTCTGATTGGGATACCGTGGAATAAAGGAGGCTCCACAGTATCCGCATTTCATTCCCGTTCCAGGCGGTTCTCGTATAATTTGATGCAAACTCGTAAATCGTCAAGGTCAGATTTTATCCGTTTATTTGTATCTGGATCTAAACCTCCTTGTGGTAGTTGTTTGTAGAAATTGTTGATGAAGTTGGTTAGGTCTGTTATGGTATCGTTGATTATGTTTAGGTTTCGTTTGGTTTTGGGGTTCATCTTAATCTCTTCTCCTGGAGTAATCTTTCTTGTTCCTGCACGAGTTCTTGGCGGAAGTCTTGTAGTTCTTGTTTTCTTTCATCAAGGCTTGCTATTCGTTTGTCTATCATTAGTATTGATTGTTGTACTTCCCGTAGTAGGTTTTCTAATTGGTTTGGCATTGGGTATCAGCTTCTTAATATTTTTCTTATCTTGGCTATGGTTCTTTCATATTCATTCAGTTTTCTGTCTTGTCTGTTAAGCTCATCAATTATCTTGTGGGCTTCCTTGTCGGTTAATCTTGCAAGGTAATTCCCATCCTTCTTGATTAACCGGTTCTGTATGTCATATTCGTATCTGCCATTCATCATAACTGTCTCCAATATACCCCTTGACTGGTTAGGTATTTAGATAGGTAGCAGGGGCTTATGTTTAATTCCTCGGCTACTTCTTTTAGTTGTTTGCCTTGATCGTGTTGTTCTTTCCAGTAGGTGTCTGGGATTTTTCGTATTTCGTCTTTCTTTGGGCTGGAGCGTAGGTTTGGCCACCCGTATTCTTTGCGGGCTTGTTCTACTAGGTCTTTTAGTAGTACTTTTTTTGCTTCTGTCAATTTTACCATCTCTTGTTTTTGTTTAGTTCTTTCTCTAGGTTGTCTGTGGTGTCGTGTACTAGCCATAAGCGTATGTGGTAGTTGCTTATGTGTTGGCATTTGGGGCATTGTACATAATACTTCCGTTGTGTTAGGTAGTGTAGGAATGCCCAAACCTCACTAATAGTTAGGGTGTTCCCACAGTAATTACATTTTAATCGTTGCATTGGTCTCTCTCTTCATCTGTTAACTGGTTCCAGTGGTGGTAGTCCTCGCATTTTTTACTTGGTCTGTTCCCTAGTAGGCAGTACCATTCGTTATCAATGTAGTGGGTGTGTATGCAATTATCACAATCACTCATATTAATCTCCTCTGTGCTTTCACTTCGCTTATTCTTTTTTCTGCTATTTCATAATACTTTTCATCTAATTCTATGCCGATAAATTTACGATTCGTTTCCATACAAGCAACACCAGTAGAACCACTACCCATTGTGAAATCTAATACTGTATCTCCCTCATCAGTATATGCTTCAATAAAATGTTTTAAAAGTTTAACTGGTTTTTGAGTAGGGTGTGGTGTTTTTTCGTGGCTATTCCCTTTGACTCTACTGTAATAAATGTGTTGTGAAGGGTTTTTCCAGTCTTTATCATAAGTGCTTACATCACTTATATATCCATTCTTTGATTTGTTCCAAGCTTCGGAACTTTTTGACCTACCAACCCAATTATTTTTTTGACCCTCTTCTACTCTACGAGATATGCGAGGTATCATAATTCTGTTAGGATAATACTTTGGTTGTTCCTTATAGAATACTGCCACATTTTCGTGATACTTCAAAGGACGGTACTTTGCATTAAATATGTTACTTGCACCCTCTTTAATCCATATCCAATCATATTTCCAATCCTTTAAATTAGATAATCGTAATCTACTGCTAAATGGTTCATCACAAAATAGGACTATTGGAGTATTAGGTTTGATTAATCTATAAACTTGTTCCCACATCTTCTCAAATGGTATGATATTATCCCACTTGCAGTTTGTTGTACCATAAGGTAAATCTGTAAGAATTAAATCCACTTTAATGTCTTTATCTATTAATTTCTGCATCTCTTCAATGCAATCACCATTGATTAATTTGACCTCACTCATCAATCATCACCTTTCCATCGAGTATACTCTTCTGCAAATCCCTTATGTACAAGGAAAGCATTCAAAGATTTCACTTCCCCTTCCAGTTCCTTGATTTTTTCTTCAAGGTCAACTTCACCGAATAACTGGTCATCAGTCATTCATTACTCCTCCTTATACTTGATTATACAATGCCTACACCACAGGCAATAACCCTCGCCAAGGATGCAGTAATCAGCTTCACTCATATTAATCGCCTCTGTGCTTTCGCTTCGTTTATTCGTTGTTCTGCTATTTCATAATATTTCTTGTCAAGTTCTATTCCTATGAAGTTTCGGTTGGTTTCCATACAAGCAACACCCGTACTACCACTACCCATAGTAAAGTCTAATACTGTATCGCTTTTATTAGTATATGTCTTAATCAAATATTCAAGTAATGCCACAGGTTTTTGTGTTGGGTGCAACCTTGCATTATTAGCTGTATTAACTCCTTTAAAATATTGTACACTTTCAGGATATTTCCCTCTTTTAAAAGATATGGGGTGATGTTTAGGCACTAACCCATCGTGTATTCTATTAGGGCTTTTACCTTTATGAGTCTCTCCCTCTTTAAATCTTTTTTTTGTAGTTTCAGAATACTCTTGAAATTGAGGATTATATGTAGGTTGTTTTTTATAAAATATGGATATTATTTCGTGGTATTTCATAGGCATTTTTTTAGCAGTTACAAAACCGCCACTATAATTTTTATGCCATATCCAATCATATCGGTAATTTTGAATATTTGACAATCTTAAATAACTGCTAAATGGTTCACTTCCGAATAAGGCTATTGGTGTGTTATCATAAGTTAAACCGTTCAAACATTCCCACATTTCTTTAAAAGGTATAATACTATCCCATTTGCAAGCAGTAGTGCCATAAGGGGGGTCGGTTAATACCATATCAACCTTGACATCATCATCAATGAGTGTCTGCATTTCCTTTATGCAATCACCTTGAATTAATTTGGCATCACTCATAATATTCTCTCCTCGTAATCCTTAACTAAATCCTCCAACTCATCCACCAAACCCATAAAACTATTATCAAAGTCTTCCGTATGGTAATCAAGTGGTAGGTCTAGCATTAACTGACTATGACCAATCCTAAGATTACTCAAACTTAATTTGATATAATTCAAATCCTTAATGCATTTCACTTTATCCTCTTCCTGTACTACTTCCAACATCTTTACTCAATCCTCCATTAAAAAAATCTAATGTACTCTGCCTATCAGCAAACCTCTCCTCAACAATCCCTAACACCCTGCATGATCCAACTTCCACAGTTTCAATAAAACGGGTCCGGCAAGCTTGGCAGTCATAGGCTCTTTTGCTTATGCTGGGTTCCGTGTTAGTCCATGCAGCATATTTTTGATGTATCATTTTTTTACACTTAGGACATTTAAGCAATTCATCAATCCTCCACTTTATGAAGCCATTCATATAGATTAGTTGCAGTCTTATGACCTACTCCTTTCACTTGTTCAAAATCCTCAACAGTAGCCCTAAGCAAATCACTTGGACTCCCTAATTCTAGAGTTTCCTTAATCCTCTCTGCCTTTTTAAGGGACACATTACCAGACCCACACAACATATGAATAATAATATCCGTACCCTTAACAGGTCGTTTAGTTCCACCATAATATTTTGGATGGCTGCACTTGATCGCCTGCAACAGCATCTCGTCAAAAGCTTGTGTCTCGCTCATCGAATGTATGATATTGGAGTAGCATCTTAATCTCCTGAGTCCTCCATAATATCTTTTGTAACAGTTGGCTCTCCATGCAGCATAATCCCCGTCCCAGTGATTGTAAATTCTTGGAATGTCAAACATATACTGGATATAATGGTTTATGTCTCCTACGATTATTAGGAAACTGTAAGGATAGTGTTTGGTTTGGTTTGCCACTTCTTCGAATACTGATTTGTCCCTTATGCTGCTCATCAGGTCAACGATTGTCTTGTACTCGAAGACGGTTTCATTATTGAATAGGTAGTCCCCATAGTCTAATCTTTCAATATGTGTGGGGTAGCCTAATTCTTTGTAATGTTTTTGGGCTCTGTCTTTGCGGGTTCCGAGGGAGTATTTCTCCCCCTGCTCCCTCGCATCAATCAGTATCTCCATTTTTACCTCCAATGGCCTTTAAAGTTGCCATTGTACCCATTAATAAATTCATCACATCTTCTAAAAAATTTAACTTCATCAGCTTTCAGTTCTACATAATATTTCGGGGATTTGAATTTTGAAAAATTAGTGTCATGAGCGAAGTAACCTTCATTACTCTTTTTACCCAGATGCTTATTTTTACGATTTAAATAAGTAGGTCCATTGTTGTTATTGCTGAGTATCTTGTCTAAACGTCTCATTCTCCTAGCATCACTCTTTAACTTTTTTTTCTCGTGGATTAACCGTTCTACTTCCCTTTCTAATGAGATATTTTCATTCAATAACCTAGCATTTTCCTTAGTTAAATTAACATTTGCCTCTTTAAGACTGTTAATGATAAGGGTATTCTCCTCACTTTTGTCTTTTAATAAAGGCTCTTCTTCATCTTCTTTTTGGCGAGGACGACATTTCCTACCATACATTTCTTTAAAATGGGTATGCACCCCTTCTAAATCTTCGTAATGGTTGTCTTCCCATAAATACTCTTTAAGCTCGTTAAAATCAGCAAGCCTTGTCACAGTTTTATGTTCCTCAGAAGTAGAAACATAAAAATCCCCATCCTTTTGTTGGGATATTTTAAAGAAAGGGTTTTTTTCATATAATCTGTTCTCTTTTAAAATAGGAGTAGTATTCTCTCTAGTCTTTGCTTTCATTATTAATCCTCCTTCTTATTCATCCTATCAATAGCGTTGCTTATATCCAAAATAGCCCCTTCAAGAGTATATACGGCATCAGTTAATCCTTCGAAGGATGCTGCTATTTTTTCAAATGCTTTCACTAATCTTTCACATTGTTCTTCGTTCATGCTAATTACTCTCCTTTTAAGTATTCTAAATATTCAGTTAGGGCTTCGTCTCCTACTGGTATCCCATTCGCAATTATCTCCTGGTCTATCAAGGGACTTATACCCTTCGCTTCTCTCAACTCCATCACCAGCCTTTTAGCATCATAATCCAAATCTTGAGTGTTCTCAAAATCCCATGGATAATAAGTTCCATCAGGCAAACCAGGGAACCCATACAATGTATTATCCTCTTTTATGTGCCAATGGTATCTTGGGTTAATCTCATTGTAACGCTCCTTCATATCCCCGTACCTGCATCTTTGACAATAAGGTTCAAAAGATTTGCAGTTGGATCTATAGTTATGGTTGGTTACGTGTTTGAGTATGTTTTTGACTTCATTGGTTGGTAATGGTTCTTTGAAGTATTGGTTTAGTTTTTCAGCTTCTTCTTCCATCAGGTGTGGGGGTTCGTGTTTGTTGAACCTTCTTAGATGGTTGAGTGCTTTGAATAGGTTTTGATTTCTGTTTCCTTCATTTGTTTCATAGATGTATTGTTTTATGCATGGTATTTTGTGTATCATTTTTTGCGGTACCTCTTGGCACTTTTGTCATTTTTTACGGTACTTCTTGGTACTTTAACCGGTTTTTGCGGTACCTACGTGGTACCTCCTGGCACCTTTAAGGCACTTGTGCGGCACTTCCGAACTCCACGGAGGAAGCTCCAATTGAGTATTGCAAGGCTCTCCATCGTTTTCGGTGTTTTCATGATTGACCATTTCCAGGAGGGGGGTATACGGCACTCCGTACATGAGGGAGAGCTCCCCCACATACTCCTCAATAACGGCACTTTCAAAAAGTATCGGGTTGCTCTTTATAGGCTCCGTCTGGACCAAGGCATACACGTTCTTATTGCCTCTTGGCATCTTTCCAATAGGTTCTATGAATCCGTGATTGGTAAGGCTGCCTATGATTTCCCCTACAGGAAGTCCCTTAAGGTTGCTGTTTTTATTGACTTTTGACTTCACGATACTGACATTGAAGATTTCCTTGCATTGTTTAATGTTAGGTATCTCTCCTCTTTCGTATCGTTCAAACTCGCTTGCATAATCTTCTTCGCTAGGCCTATATGGTTCGAACCAGTTAGTCATATGATTGAAAACTTTTATGGAAGACTTGCTCACTCCATGCCCTGGATTGAATAGGTCGGCGATTAACTGGTTATCCGCTCGGGTGCTTATAAGATAAGTTTTCCCATCCCGTGTTATGCGTTGGCGGTAATCATAATTGAGTAATGTGACTGTTTTCACGAGTGCCGGGAAAGTGCTTAATCCCCGTTTGTAATACTCGGCTTCTTCAAACCAATCATACAAGCAAGGGTCATAAGGGTTGATGATTTCAACTTCCCTGCTCCTGGCTTCAACATAATTCACATAATCATGAAACATACCAATCTCATCATTAATGATACGGGCCCTTTCTTCTTTAATCAATCCTTGATTATATTTAAAGAATTTTTGCACTTGCTCGTTTGTAGCTTCCGGGGTCACATCTATCCCTCGTGATAATATCTGGTCATCTAAACCCTCACTATCCACACTGGTTATGCAGGCACTACAATACCCGCGGACTTGGAAGAAATCCACTTCCCTACGCCCAGTATCCGGATTAGCAGTATCACTTGTTTTCTCAACTTCAACTATACCCTCCGTGGTTAATTCCTTGTAACGATCCAAAGTGTCGGCCCATTTCTCATAATCTGATTTGCCTCCCATGTCTTTCATTCGCATTATCTTGCCGTCAAGGTAATCGATGCCTTCGGTTTCGGTTTTACGATGTAATGCTGATTCGCTTATACGGCCGTTACGGAAAGCCTCAGGAGGCATTATCTCATGAGCACATTCTTCTATTACGCTTTTACCTTCCCCGGCTTTTCCCATGCTGAAGAACCATATTGGTTTGATATGGAAGTAAGTGCTGAGGTGGCAGATTACTCCTACGAGTGTGTTTCTGGCTTCGCCTCCGCTCAACCATTCCGCTGCATAATAAAGGAATGTGGTTATGTCGGCTTCCTTTGTTTCTATGAAGTTGCAGAAGTCTCCAGCCCTTGTTTCCAGTTTTTCCAATCTCTCCCGTTGTTCTTTCAGGTCCTGCTCTTGCTGGTTCCTGTTCTTGTTAAGGATGTACTGTTCAAGAGCGTTCTCGATGTTTTCCAAGCAGGCCATCAGTTTTTTGCTAATGTTGGGTCTGCTGACTACTTGGGTAACATCATCTACGGTTATGGTGACATTCCCTTCTAATTCCTTGATTAGTTCTTTCACTAAGCTGCTGTTAGTGTTCAGTTTCCCAGGGCTTGTCTTACTATTATTCCTGTAAATTATCTCATCATCTTTGATGAGCTTGTACCTGTAATCTGCTTTGCCTTTCTGCTCTACAGATAGGAAGTATTGGAATATTGGAAGTTCCTGTGCCGGTATCTCTGTCAACTTTCTCACCTCCGATTAACATTATTATAAAAAAAAGAAAAAAGGGTTTTAGTGGTTAAAGTTTGATGTTAACCACTTTAAAGGTCATGTAACTTGGGAAGTCTTTCCTAGCAGGCACTTCAATCGCCTTGATGGTGCAGACTTTTGCGGAGTCAAGGAATCTGCGGTACTCATCAAGGTCTGCTTTACCTATACGGTTGTGTTTCTTGCTCCAGCCCGGTTCTTCAAGGTCTTTGATACTGGCAAGGAATGCGTAAAGTTTGCTTTTGTGGTGGATGTTCTTTTGGATGTCTCCATCACTTTTTAATGTGATCGGGATTTCGAGTCTTTCTTCCATTTCCTCATCCACTAATGTTAAGGTTACGCGGTGTTGTGGTTTTGGATTGTCTTCCCATTGTACTGTCTGGACATCTGAAAGTACAGGGAAGCCGGACCATGTTTCACCATCTTCAAGGTTGGAGAGTGTTACTTTCAGGTATTCGTACCATTCATCGTTGAAGTCGTTTTCTTCCACCATTTCACCCTCAAGGCTTGGGAAGAAGGTTTTAACCTCCTTCTCCTTCCTTGGTTGTTCTACTACTCTTTCAGTGTATTGTTCTAATCCTCTGCTCATTCTTCTGCCTCCATTTCAATAATCTTAGTGTCTTTTTTCAGTTTGTTTCTTGCTCTTTCCATTTTCGCCTCGTGGGCTGCTTGTTTTTCAATTGTCATCATTTCTTCATATGGTGTGGCTTCGTATCCTGCGATTTCCACTATCCAACTCAGGCACATCCTGTAGGCCTTTCCCATAGCTCGAGTTTGACTCATGCTGTAAACGGCGAAGGCGTCGCGTTGTTTATTGTTTTTGTGTGCGATTGCCTCGGCGGTTGCAAGGGTTTGATCGCCTCTTTTGATGCTGACTCTTGCTTTGTAGCCTGAGAGTTTCCCTACCTTGATTTCTTCGACGTTTTCGGTGACTGGTGCTAGGCCGAGCATGAATCCGAGTGTGTTCCAGCCACTTGCGGTTACGTATTTTTTGCCATTGTTTCCGATTGGTAGTGCGAGTTTTTGTTTTTCTATTACATCGTTTAGGCTGTCTGCGATGTGGGTCGCGAGTTTTACCCGTGTGTTGAAGCTGTAGTCTGGGTTCATTACGTCGATGTCTCTGAGGGTTGGTTCGACGATTGCGAGTTCTGTGGTTTCTTCTGTTTCGAATGCCATAGTATTTACTCCTTGATTGCATCATAAATTCTTAATAATGTCTCATACTCAACGGTTAAGGTGTTGAGTTCTCTTTTTTCTTGTACGAGTTGGCTGTCAATGTAAGCCTTTCTCATACTCTCATTGCTTATCTTGGTTAATCCTTGCTCTTTCCTTTCATCATTCACCTTGTCCCAATTAGTCTCCAATAACAGGGTGTTTTTGTCAATGTCGACTTTCTGTCGGTAGACGTCCAGGTTTTTCTTTGCTCCTTCCAGCTCTTTTATCAACATCATAGTCACATCTATGCCTTTTTGTCTCCATAATCCGATGCAGTTGTAAACGGTGTCAGTGTATCGTAATGGTTTCATTTCTTCTTTTTTAGTTGCCATTGTTCTCTCTCCATAAGTTAAAATCTTCAAGTTTCCGTTGTTCATTTGGTATTTCAAAGACAAGGACTCGGCATTCATTCGCCCTTGTCCTTGTGGTGTAGAAGCCATGCCTTTGGAAGTACATTTCGTCTTCCTTGGCAATGGTTTCTAATAGTTCGTCCGCTAACTTTCCAATACTAGTCATCATGCTCCTCCAAAGTATTGATGGTAAGTGTGTACTCTGGTTTATTATGTAGGTCTGACTCGTATTGCTTGATGCTGATGGTTTGTACTTTCTTGGCACCGAATACTCCAATCTTGTTGATTTCTTTGAGTACGCCGTGCCAGTCAGTACGGATTTTCTCTTCTTTCTTGATAGTTCTCATAAAAAGTGTCCCCCTATTATGCTAAGTGGGTTGAGTATATTGATTGCGGTGTAATCCAGAACAATATTGCTATGAACCCAATTGCTGCAAGGATTATCAGGGTTAGGAACCCAATCAGGACAAGTGTCTGATGAATATCAGTCTGTTTCTTGTCCAGCCGTGCCTTGCCAGTATAGCACATATAGCAGTAGGCTATGAAATTTTGTAAACCATTTCTCATAATCGTACCTCCTCGCCAAGCAAGCTGCTTATCTGAGCCTCAAGCCATGCCTCATCATTTAAGTAACAATCCACAAGGTAATCCTCTTCATCTTTTGGATCGTACCATGGGATTTCATCAGGAGCCTCGACAGTATGGATTGCTCCGAGTTCAAGGTATGTTTCGTAATCCATTTATTGGCACACTCCTTTGATGTAGGCTTTGTGGTTGTGGAATTCGACTTCTACTGTCTTGCCAAGCCGTAATTGGCTTCGTTTAACAGTTCTGCCGAGGTAGGCTTCGTAGCATTTACCCCTACTGCCGATGCACCAGATACTGTCTGGGTTGATCGCGTAAAGTTTCTGCTTAACCATTGTTTTCACCTTCTTTGGCGAAGCTTAAAATTCGTTTTTCAAGAGCTAGTGCTCTTATTATTTGTTCTCCAGTTGTCAAATCACCATTCGGCAATAGGACAATTGTGTTTTCTTCGATTTTCATAGTACCAAAATTCCTAATTGTGCAAATTTTTAAGTCAAGAAATTAAGTCTTGCTTGATTTAATGTTGGTCTTCATACTATATAAAAGTTGCGACTTTTTGTTTAATTTAATGGCAACATTTATTATAGATAAAAAGTATAATTATATATAACGAAAAATATAACAAGAGGTATGATAATCTTGAAACAGCATAGTAAAATCAATAAGGCAAACACCACCAGTAATAGCCTCAGAACTGGCATTCCGAAGGCAATAGGTGATGTTTTAGAAGTGGAACCCAATGATGAGTTGACTTGGACTGTCAATGTCATCGACGATGAGAAGGTGATAACAGTAAAAAAGAGAGAAAATAGCGACGATTAAAATCCTAATGTAGCGACATCTTTATAAGTAATCATGGACAAAAATAAGTTCATGGTTGCTGAAGATAAACAATGCTATAAAAGTAAAAGGTTTTCATAGTTCAAAAATAAATAAATAAATCCTATTTTGTGCAAAAAATTTAATGATTATTATTATTTTAACTAATGTGAACTCTCTTTTTTTTATCGTATTATTCTCTATTCTAACTGCTTTGGCAGCCATACCCCTAATTTTATTCTTATAATTCATAACCCAATTCAAGTAAAATTTTCCTTACTTCATTCCGTGCCTCCTTTTGAATATCATGTTTAAGTTCGTCATACCGTCTTTGCAGTTCTGCAAATTCATTCGTTGTGTCCCTCTTCTCTTCAAGAATAAACAACCGATGCATATTCAAGACATATTTTCTTTTCATATCCAGGGGATTGTCAAGGAAATAGGCCTGATGCACTTTATTTTTGCCCCGTCCCTGCAAACTATCCACCAAGTGGACCGGTAAAGCATTCTCGCCCTGCGATAATTGGCTCGCATGAAACTTACGGAGCATATGTGGCCTGAACCGACGATTATGACCAACCTTCCCCAAACCCAATTTATCATTTAGGTGTATGAATTTCTGTGTCAGGTAAAGGTGGCCAATCCCAAATAAGCGACTATCATCGTTTAAGCTTCTTTCACAGCCACATAGGTAATCGATTAATGCCCTACTTGACTCTGGACTGCTGAAAGTGTAATAGTCCTTACCTGTTTTTTGTCTGTGGATTTTCCAACAAGGCACAATATCCTGGTTTGGATCCAACTCCTGTAGGACTTCATTTATTGTTTTGGAATTATGGTATTCCCGTGTAGCATTGATGAAGTCTTGTACTCGTAGGTTTGTGGTTTCTGTCCTTGCCGTTCCGCTGCTACTCATGAATAGTATGATGGCTCTCATCTGGGAGTCGGTATTGTTGACTGCTCTTCGGATTATGTCCCTGGTTGGTAAATCCTCGTACCTTATTTGAGTGTTGGGCTTGTTGCGTGTGCTGACACTTGGCAGGGCTTGTAACTCGATTTCGTAGTATCGGTAGATTGTTAGTATCCTTGCCAGGTATGTTTTTGTTGTGGCCTTGTACTCGTATTTTTGGAGTAGGTATGCTCGGAAACCTATCAATCGTCGTCTTATTGTTCGGTGTTTCCATCTTACTCCGTCCTCCTCTTCTTTTTCTGCTTCTTGTATTAACTCGTACATGCTCATTTGGTTGTAGGTGGTGTATTGTCTCATGGCACATTCGTAGTTTTTTATCGAGGACAGGGTTAGGTTTTTGGATTGTCTTATTTCTTGAAGTATTTTTTTGTCTTCAATAATCATAGGCATTCCTTATGTTTGTCTGTCTGTTTTTTTATAAAATAAGTGAGAGCATTTGATAAGTATTAGGGTAAAGTTATTGTAAATGTGTGTTTATTAAATATGTAAGTATTGTTTTATCCTAACTTTATCTGACTTTTTTTATCAAATGTTGTATGGCTTATGTTAGTGTTTTGTTTGTTAAGTGTTAAAAAGTAGTTAGTCGGTAATACAAATAAGGGGTGAAAGTAATAAAAAAAAAGATAAAAAAGGTAAAAAAAGTTTTATTTGGGTTTTTAGCATCCAGTATCTTCTTCTTCGTCCACATCCTCGATTGGAGTAATGTACTCTTCGTTCAAGATTATGGGTTGTCTGATTTCACCGACCTTAGCCGGCTCCTCCAAACCCTCATCATTATCAAGGAAAGCCAATGTATTCGGATACTTCGCATCAACATAAGCAATAATAAGACCCACTATTGCAAGTATGATGCTTATTACTTGGTCTTGTGTCTGAGTGTCTGCTATGATGTAGGGCAAGACGGTCAAAAGTATCATTTTCACGATTGTACTAATATTTCCAGTATGATTAGACATAATTTCACCTCTTATTGTACATAGTTTCCATTCTCATCCGTAAAGACAATATCACTCTTATTAATGATATTTTCCTTATGGTTTCTTTCATTGATTTTTGCTTGGTATTCAATCACGAGTTTATGATCGCCCAGGCAATCATATAATCGGTTGGCTATTTTTTGGTTTATTAAGATTTTTTGTATTGTCATAAGCATCATTTCTTGGTTATTAAACAGATACTTGGTTGGTTAGCCGGTGTATTTGCAATATACTTGGCAAATTCAGTATAACTTCTTTTTTCGATGTAGCCACAATAACTGGTTGTGCCACACTTATTGCCTAATGAATTCAAGACATATACGATTTTATTATTATGGTCTATCTTGTGGATGGTTTCATAATGACCATACTTGAGTCGGTATAGGTTGTGTATTATGCAATCAGTATCCTTTTGGCTTATTAGTTCGCCGAGCTTCTTGAACCTTGCACTTGTATTACTGCCTAGGCTTGAAAAGTTTATCCATTTGGCTTGTAGTTTGCCATTGCTTGCCTTGCTTATTGCAGTAAGTATGCCTTGATGGTCTGTGCCGGCTGTTGTGGTTCCTGCCCACCCTGCAAGTTTGGACTCGGAATATTTGGTTATGCCAAACTTCCGCAATACTTGGTGGACACTATGAACACCACAATAATAGCTTGTGCATTGTCCTAGGTTGTTGCATCCAGTATTCAGATAGTGTGGGCTACTGGTATAAATGTTTAAGTTTGCATTACTTGATGTAGATGTGCTTTGATTGTTTTTTGTTTTTGTAGCCTCCTTTTTATTTACATCAATATACTTGCTTGTAAATAGGCAAGTCTTCGGCAAAGTATTGTTTTGCTTGTAGTAGTTTAGTATTTTACACACTCCGTAAAGGTAGGTTGTGAAATCGGATTTGTTTCTTATGGTTACTACATAAGCAGGGACTCTACCATTTTTGCTACAATATTCATTGAACCTGCTTATCATATCAAGGTAGGTTGTCTTACTGCAATTCTCGTTTAGTTTCACACTAAATCCTTGATTGGATTTCGTAATTGTTTTGATGTTGAAGCTTTCCGCTTTCAAGTTTGCTATTGCTCTACTTATTAGGTAGGCAGTTGTGTAGACACTATATTGATTGCCTTGGATTGTGCAGTACTTTGGAAGCTTCTTGTTTTTTTCTATGAATTTTTTTATTTCGGTTGCTTCTTGTGTGATGTTTTTTGTTTTTATAGTTGTGATTTTTTCACCTCTGGGGGTTTTTTTTTCGTTTTTCAATGGTGTTGAACAATCAAGAAAGTTCACATTCACACCGACAAGTAACTGGAATGTAGCATTTCAAACAAAAGGAAACATCAAATTTAAGAATTTCAGAATCAAAGCATTATAATGCTCTGATTCTTAAATCTTTATACTTTATACTGTTCCCAGCAGGTATCCTAAAATTAAAATTAAGATTTCCACATAATGCTCGATTGTTTGTTACAAGTAATGCCCCATCTTTGTAGATTTTTACTGTATGGTTAGTGGAATCATAAACCATCTTAAATTCGCCAATACTGGTTGATAATAATGTATAATCTACTTGGGCATATGGGTCACCACTACAAGTGGTTGCCCCTATTACTCTTAACCGATTGTCAGAGCCAGTAACACTTAATATGTTTAATGTTACTGTGAAATCTCCATTACTGAAAGGATAGGTTGAGTTGTTAATTTTTATCCTTTCAAATAGTGTTCCACTACCAGTATTGTTTATGGTTGTTCCATCAGTTCCACGACTCATATAAGTCAATCCGTCCCAACTGTCATTGTGGTTACTGGTGGTTGCATAATCAACAAAACTACAATATTCTACTTTGCAAGTGGCACTAACTGTTCCATAGGTAGCAGTAAAAGTAGTGTCATCAGTAACATTTACATCATGCAATGCAAACTCACCTCTCTCATCGGTAACACCATTAATAGTTTCATAAATCTTGAAATTCTTGTAATCAAATGTTGTTCCCCAGAAGTTGAAGATTAGGTTATTTGATGTATTGTATTCTTTTGTGATGGTAGTGTTGTTATCCAAGTTTGTAACTGTAACACTTGATGATGTTACCACCATTTCAATATTGGCGAATGTTCCTTGTGTCATACCCATTTCGGTTACACTAAATGTCAGTAATTGTGAAGCAGAAAGTGGATTTGTACTATAACCCCAAATTGATAATAATGGTCCACTTGATGCGGTTGGTTTTCTTGTTTCCACTCTTATTTTGCAATTATTACTGATTGGAACACCATAACGATAATTAGAACCAGTTACAGAGGTATACTCTTCCCCTCTTGTAATTGTAATGTTGTCTGGATTGTATTTAACCCAATCATCATTATGACTTACAGTTGTACCATCATCTCTAAAAATAGATTGTTCAATAGTTACATTCTTATTAGTTAATGGTTTGTATAAACACTTTTTCAACTTCGCCACTATATCAGTAGTCTCACCACTCAACAGGTAAGGATTAGTCGCACTTACTGAAATATGCGCTTCGCATTCCATACTGAACACAGTCATTTCGGCTCCATCCACCGTATCCGTGGTCACTGTCAATTCACTATTTACAAGGGTGAAATCATCACCCGTTTTCATATTAACTATATTGCCATAAGCCCTAACCCTATTGGGGCTAATAAAAACTTTCTCAACCATAAATTAATTCACACTCCACATACTTAAAAGAAAATATTCGGATAATTCGGACCCTGATAACTATGAATAGTCCCAGGGACATTACCATACTTCGGATTATTCAAATGATGACCCCACGGCGCACGATACTTCAACACAGGGTCAACATACCGCCACTTACCACTGCTAATAGTGGTAATCTTACCCAATACATGACCATCACGACCGCGACTAGTATGCACATACTCCAACCTTAAAGTCTCCGTGCAACCAGCCGCATCCATCAAAGTAAACATGAACCTTGTACTGTCACAACAATTCGCTCCTTTCACTTTCATAACATAAGCTGGTGAACGCCTGAAATTATCATAATAATCATACCTAAGATTACTCTTTTTACCACACCAAGCAGCAATCTTCTTCGCCGCTGCCAAACCGGTACTATTACCCACGATATTCTTGGCAAGTTGGACTAGGTTCTTGTTGATCGTGTAACTCGCGGTTCGTGTTTTGTTGGATTCGACATTCTTGGCTTTAACTGTCTTTGTTACTGTGTCATAGTACATCTTGCCTTTTTTAAGGGTGTAGGCTTCGGTTTTCTTACTGATTACTGGTTTCTTGTACATTTTCAACTTTTTAGGGTTGGAGCCGTGGTTTGCACCAGTAATTGTTGAGAAATCGGCATCGCATTTTTTACAGAATATGTGTCCTTCGGCTGAGCCTCCTTCTCTTTTGCCTGTGGCTGGGAATTTTCCCCAGTTCGCTGACTCGTTGCCTGCCCAGAATATACTCCAATACAATTCCTTACTGCCACAGAATGGACATTTCCTTTTAAACACGGTTTTATAAAATTTGTAACCATATTTTGCAAGTTCACCACTAGCACTTGGTCTGCCTATTGCCATCAAGTATTTGCCGTCAGGGCTTACACCATACTTGCTGTAATACCTTTTTACACTCTTTGTAGACTTACTTGTCTTTTTAGTGGTTTTCTGCTTCAAATTTGCAGGGGTTTTCTTCTTTGTATCCACTGGCTTTGGCGGAGTCTCCATAGTACCACTTACATTCACTTGAACGGTGTTTGTGGCTTCTTCATACTCTTCATCACCACCAAAACTTATGACCAGTTCATAGTCTCCGGGGTTAAATTGCAGGTTCAGCCTTGCATAACCATCGGCATCAGTCAACCTGTTATATGTATGCTTGGTCAAGGTCTTACTACTGCCATTATCCTTTACCGTGTACAAGGCAAAAGTAACCAGTTTATTCGCCAAGTATTGTGTGCTATAGGTGTCGGTCTCATCATAATCCAAGTTCTCAAGCCTAATGCTATATAATTTTTCATTCGGATATTTAAATGATACATTAGTGGCATTGATACTGGTTTCCTTGGTCACTGCTTTAATATTATTCAAACTATAATTACTGAGTTCGATGGTGTTTTTTGCGACATCATGAGCCTCCTTATGTGTCTTGACTACACGGGCAGTAACAAGTTCGGAATAATCAGGGAGCTTCACATACACCTTATCGTGTAATTCGTAATCGTTGAAGCTTCCCTCTTTCCGTAGGTTAGCGACATCTAAGGTAATATTGAATTCCCTAGTGGATTTTTCTTTGAGTTTCATTGCAACATCATTATAAATCGCTAGGGCTACTTCGTCGCTTGTTTCAACGGTTCCCATCTTCGGACGATTCAACAAGAAATCGTCTCTTACATCTGGGTTGCCATAGACTGTGGTATACTCCATATTAGGAATATTTTCTGTGCTTACGTGAAGATCGCCACTCAGTTTATTATAGGGTGCTTTCCAGTAGGCGGTGGCTCTCCAATACTCCCATTGACTATTAGATGCGGTTTGTGTATCAGGCTGGTCTTGTGGGTGGTATGGTCTTTGCCAGAAATTACTCTTACTGCTTGCTCCCATTTGTTGCTGTGCCACTGAGGTACTGTTTGCTTGTATCTGCACCTTCTCGATTATCATTGGTATTGTTTCGCCCTTGGTGACGCTTAGGTTCTTCCAACTGGTTATGATGTTGTTCATGTCATTCCTTGTAAGACCATTATTGTCATCAAGGCTTAGGATTGGGCTGATGCTTGTGAATGTTTCAGTCTCATCAGTCTCAAACTGGACATTCTCCAAGTTAAAACCAAAATCCAATACCTCCTCGTGCACATGACCGATTTCCCTGTTAATGCAAGTCATATACAATATTAACTTGTTTTCAGTATCATAAATGGTGAAATAACTATCATCTGGGATAGTGGTATCGGTGATTGTATCAGGGTCATCAGCGATACTGATAAAGCTCTTCGGCTGAATACCACACACATCATTGGCTGCGACGGCGAAGCTTTTGCCTTTGATTTCCATTCCGAGTGTGCCGTGATTCATTGAAAGGCAGATGCAGACATTGGGGTCTGTTCCATCTAATCCAATGGTCTTGGCATTCCAACTTAATGGTGTGTCGCCTTCTTTGTAGACTTTGCCATCACTATTCAACAATTCACCATCAGAGTTAGTGATTCGGAGTTCTGTAACTGTTGGATCTATATTTGCTAATACGGTTCCATCAGGGAATGTTACGATGTCGTCTTCTTCTTCGACGTCTTCGTAGGTGTCGGTTGTTGGGTTTCCATCGCTGTCGTAGATTTCTGGGGTTGTGGTGTTTTCTGTTACGAAATCATACTCGATATTCAATTGCCAATTCTTTGACACATCGATTGGGTTAAGGAAATCCAAATACCTATGGATTGTATTGTTTAGTTGGTCTTTTTCATACCTTGTAACAAAGACATTACCTGTTTCTTCTTCGATGTATCGGAGTAATGCCATTAAATTAATTGTACCATTCAAACTTATATGATTATAGGCTTTGTTCATTGCATATTGTACTACTCCAATATTAAACCAGTCGCCGAACCAGTAATGCAATGCATTATAGTCGATGTTTACGCTTTGTTGTCCATTTGTTACGCTCACATCAAAACCATTACTACTTGTTAGTTCGTTCTGTGTGAATAATGGAGCATAATTCAATTCTACAAGGACTTCTTCCAATTCAGTATGGAAACTATTCTCTTGGTAAACATCTGTCTCGACTGGTGTATTTATCACGTATAGGCAGTCGGTTAGGTTGTTGTCGCCACTTATCCAAACCTTGTTGCCAATACGGAATAGTTGCTTGTCTTCGTGCAAATCTTGGAATTGGTAGGTGAAGTCAAGTGTTCGTAAGCCACCTTGTTCGTGTGTCTCTACAAGGTCGCAGAGTTCTGGGTCGAGGAATCGTAGGAATTCCTCATCACCAGTCATTACAACAATAGTTAATCCCATTTTACCATCTCTCCGTGAATTCTACCTTTCGGACAGTACAGCCACTTGCATTGAAATTGTATTCTCCGTGCAGATTAAACCAATCACTATTAAAGTCCACATACTTTGACAGGTCGGTTGGTTCTGTATCGTCCTCATTGGTCTTGTGGTAGACTCGTCTTTCTTCGCAATCTATTTCGACGATGCCGGTTGTCCAGTCTCCATCGTAGCCGATTGTGAATTTTTGACCTGTTATGGTTTCTTGTAAGGTGATTACATTGTCTTGTGCTTTTAGGCTTATGATTGGATTGACACTTGCTATTCCTTGTACAAAGCCTGTGATATTGGTACTGGTGTTCTGTTTTGAGTATGCAGTACCTGCGGGTATTGTCAGTTTGGCTTTGATATTGTAGGCTCCGGCACTTGTGTTTATGTCCATTGTGTCGGTCATTATGTATTCGAAGTAGACATCAGGGTAATGACTGAATTCGATCGTGTTTGGTATTGGTCGGTTGTACTCGTCTTTTTCGTTGACGAGTAGTTTGGTTAGTTGTCTGAGCATATCGGTACTTGTTTGTAGGTCGCATTCGCCGATGCTCATTTCCAATTCAATAACCTTTTCCCTGATGTTCTGCCTATAAGCATCATTGGTATCGGTTCCATCAATTGACAAGAAGCTTGTGTCGGTGTCTAATCCCTCAGGTATTTTGGCATCTTCGATAAAGGCACCATAATATGATAGGTCTTCTCCATTAACTTTGACATTGATTAACTGTTCTTGCAATTGTTCAATGTAGAAGCCTATCCTTATATCTCCGAAGTTGAGGTTGGCATCTTCTTCGAGTAGGATATTGTTGGCGAAGATTTGCACCTCCCAATCACCTAATTGTGTTAGGTCTGTGGTTTGGAAGCCCCACAGGTCTCCTAAGCCTCCGAATTGGAATTCGGTCTGTGAGTCCATGGTGTCTTGGTTGTTAATGATTATGGTTCTTTCACCAGTCACACCACTTGGGCTTACGAGTTTCGCGGATAAGACCATTTCATCGGCTTGCTCGATGGTTCCAGTTACCTCGATTCCACGGATACTGTGTGTTTCATCTGTACCATAATCCTCATCGAGTGGGAAATCATACAAGACTATGGTTTCTGTGGTGTCGAGGTTTGGTATACTGGTTTCCGCGATATTCTCATCAAGCAAATTACTGATTGGTTCTGGGTAGTTGCCAGTGGCTTCTCTGCCCTTGTACACTTGTTTCTCGATAATTGCGGGATTGTTGTGGGTTATTGTACCCATATCATAACCAAGGGTGGTTGTTTCTGGGTAGTCGCCAGTGAATATTAGGTATAATGGGTAGTTTTCGTTGTAGGTGAATTCGCATTCTAGGTTGTTGTACTCGTTAGGAGTGGTTGGTGCATTAGACCAGTATTCTGCATTTTCTATTATCTGACTTGGTGTTAAGTTGTCATAATCGGTTGTGTCTGTTACTGTCTCGGTTACTTCGCCAGTCACTGGGTCAGTAGTCTCGGTTATGGTTATATTAGCACTTATAGGATTGTTGAATACTCCTAAACGATTATTCTTGTACCAATCCCTCTCATAAGTATCACTTGTAGTATGTTTAATGTCGGATTGGAGGACATACGGGTATCCAGTTCCGAGTCGGTCAAATTCTTCCTCGGATAAGGAAATGAAAGTAAAGTTAGGAATGGTTAAATCCTCTTCTGGTGGATTAACTTGAATTCTTAAAAACTTATGGAAAGTATCAGTAGGTTTAGCATCAAAGTCTATTGATTGCAATTCTATCACATAATGTCCATAATTACGAGTGCTCTCCCCTTTATAAATATTATACCAAATCCTATTGAAATCAGTACATTTGAACTCAAACTTTAATTTGCCATCAGAATCCAAATCCTCAAACTCAATAAGAATTCCAGAGTAATCCCAACCCCCTTGTCCGTTTTTACGATGAGGGAGATATGCATTACCCTTTTGAGCATTTGAATCAAAAACTTCATTGTTAAAAGAATACCAATCCCCAGTATCTAACCATATAAATATATTCACCTCTTCCTTATCCCAATCTACACTATTGAAATCAATATCTAAAGAAAATATCTCCTCTTCGATAACTGATAATATTTCATTGTATTTAGAAGAATTTTCATCAATGGACTCTCCTCTTTCACCAGTGCCAGTCTCCTCACTTGTCTGTGGTTTTTCACGAATACTAATAGTTTTAGTAGCATTAGCACCATTCAAAGACTCTGAAAGTGTAAATGTACCAGTGAAAACACTAGACCCAGATGGATAAGTAACCGATGGTGTAAACCTTACTGTAACATTGCTACTGCCACTACCCGCGACACTCGGCTCCCAACGATAAGTCGTATTATTAACCTTGGTTACCTTACCAGTTCCCTCATAACTATTATAAGTAAATCCGATTGGAACCGTTAAAGTCAATGATGGATTGTACCTTGTCAAATTCTTATTACTAATCCTTAATGTAACATCAAAAGCTTCACCATTAAAACCATCAATGGCATCAACCTTAACAGTATAATCAGACAAGACATACTCGACACGGACACGAACATAACTTACACGAAGATAACCATTCCACTTATTAGTATTAGTCGGATAGTTGATACGGCAACCGAAGTTACCACTATTTAGTTGTGCTCTTGTAATTTTGCCTTTGACATTAAAGGTTTTAGTATTGGTTTTCATTGATGTAGTCGGTGCAACACCCTTACCACTAAAACCACTCACACCCAACAATGATATAGTTGGAGCAGGAATATTCAAAACCCTCTTAGGATGCTTAGCACTATAATCACTGCCAGTATTCTTACGATGACGATACTCAACAATGATTTTTGTAGGTTCTGCACCGAGTGGCAGATTAAAATTAAACCCAGTACAACTAATCGTACTAGGTCTATTCTTGGTTTCGCTCTTACCCTGAATCAAAATACTTGAAACGGCATGACTATTCTCCGCCGCATTCCTAATATTCCCTAAATAATCAAAACTAACATAATGACCACCAGTAGTCTGAGTCACAGTACCAGCATACTTTGTTACTGATGCCATACTTTACACTCCTCTCGCTCTATTATTCCTTGCAAGGATACGAGCCTTCGCCCTATTATCCAAACTTTGGAAATCATTATTATTCACCAACACAGATAACACACTCTTATCAGTCAAACTCTCAACTAATGCATTCCTTAAAACAACCTCATCAATATTAGATGGAACATTTTTTAGATCCAAACTCAAGTTAACATCATTTGTGGTGTGGATTTCCATCTTCTCAATACCACTTACTTGTGATGGTGTTAGGTCTTCGCCACCATAAGCACCGCCTAGTGGAAGGTCTTCACCACCGAAAGCTCCACCAATCACAGGAACTTCACTAGCCTTGCTTTTGATTTTACCTACCCAGTTAGCGACTGCACTATACGCGTCTTTGAATGGCTTGGTGAATGCATTCACCACACCACTTAATGCGCTGGTTATGCTGCCGCCGATACCTGATAACTTATCATTAACACCACTAACCACCTTGCCGGCTTCGGTCTTTGCATGACTTACCCACTTGCCACCAGCATTCACTATACTAGTAACTCCTTTTAATAACTGGGTAGTCATCTTGCTTGGTAAGGTTGTTATGCTGGTGATTACTCCGGTTACGATGGCTTGTGCTTTCTGTTTGGCATTATTCACCATCCTAGTAAATGTGGAGACTAGGATGCTTGCTAACCTTGTTAGGATTGTGCTCCAGAAACCAGTAATCGCACCCCATATAAGGACTATTGCTTGTTGGAGGCTTATCTGACCACTAACGAGTGATTGGAATACGCTTATGACCTGCCAAATCAGACCAATCACCAACCTTATCGGAGCGGTTATAGCATTCCAAGCGAAGCCAATAGCATCAATCAAAGCCCTTACTATATCGAAGTTTCCGCTCATGTTCACACCGAAGAAAGATAATACTGCATCTATGGCTGGTTGAACCGCACTAACCATCGCAGTCCAAGCCTCATTTAATGCAGTTATGAATGCTTGAACATCAGGATTATTAATAAAAGCCTCCCATAAACGGTTAAGACCAGCACTTATACTATCAAGCATTCCACCGACATCATCCCACCAACCGAAAGCCTTACCGACTTCATACACGACCACGATAAGGGCGGCGATTGCGGCGGCTATTGCAAGTATCGGCCATAATGCAGCATCCTCTGCTATGGCTAAACCTCCGAATGCTACTGTTGCACCTTCGGCCGCGGCGGCCTCAGTAGTAATACCCAGAGCTGATGCCACACGAGCAATCGCACCCTCACCTTCCAAGGCATTAGTAATAGTCTGTTGGATATTAAAGCCTTTCATGGTATCAGTCAATGCTTTTAATCCATTGATTTGTAATGCGAAGCTTCCTGCACTGCCAATCAATCCAACAAAACTGCCAAGAGGACTTAATACCCCGCTTAGGCTTAGGCTTACATCCTCCCAAGCCGCTCCAAGTTGGTCGGTCAATGTCTTATGTTCGGCTTCTTCATCCGCGAGTGCTTGTAATTGTCCTTCGTATTGGCCGGTTATCTCGGTTGCATGGTCAAGGCTTCCTGCTTGCATTCCGAGTGCTTGTTCCAGTTTCCGTGTATCACCACCACACTCCTCCAATGCACTAGATAAACCAGATAATGCGGCTCTTCCACCACCATACTTCTGAGTAGCAGCCGCAATAATCATACTGCTTTGGTCGACATCAAACCCTAATTCCTTGAATTGGCTGTCATATTTCCTGAGGAAGGTGTAGTAGTTCTGCATTCCGCCAACGGTATTGCTATTTGCATAAGCCAATGCATTAAAACTGCTACTTACGTTGTTCATATCTACACCGAGTACGCCCAATTCCTGAGCAAGACTGTTAGTGGTTTGTGCTCCCAATCCGAAAGCATCATTTATCTTGTCGATATTGGTAGCGCTTGTTCCAAGGTTCTCCGCGGATACTCCCATCTGGTCAAGGCTTTTAACGTACATCATGGCTTCATCATTAGGGAAAGTAGCATTACTGATATTATTAATCAGGCTTACCATTTGCGGCTCGGCTATGCCGGTCTGTGTGGCTAATTGTCCTACACTGATCGCCGCAGTATTCATATCCTGAGCCATGCCCTCGGCCTGTGCACCAACTTGACCAACCTGCTCGCTTAATTGCAAGAGCATACTGCTATTAATAATGTCAAGGTCGCTGCCAAGGTCCTCAACCGCAGTATCAGCACTAGACACGCTTGATTCTAATTCTCCAGCACCGGCCGCGGCCTCGTTGAATTGTATGCTCCCGATTTGTGCTCCGGCTGTGATTAGTCGTTCGACTTCTTCGGTGCTCATTCCGAGTTCATTAGCCAGTTCATCAAGGCTTGAACTGTCGATGCTGCTTACGGCAGTTTGGAAGCCTGTAACGTTTTCTTCCATACTCGTAAAGTCACTGGATACTGTGTCGGCGGTGCCTGAAAACGTATCTGCCATGCCGGTGACCGAGTCGGTGACTGATGAGAATACACTGCTGGCGTTGTCTACGGCTTGTAGTATTATTTCTATTAATTCGCTCATTTTCTTTTCACTTCTTGAATTTTACCCCGTTGGCTTCCGCAAGGGCTTTGACTTTTATGTCTAATCCTTTAAGGAATGAGTATTTTTTCGCACTCATTATGTTAAGGAAGGCATTTTGCAAGAGTGTTCCTTCATTCATATTACTCACTATCTTTAAACCATCACAATGTGATTGGTATAGCACTATGGCTTCATTCGTTTTTGCGAAATTGTTTCACCATAGTCAAGTCATTATCACTTAGGCGGCTTACATTGATGACTTGTGTGAATAAGAGTTCAGGTAACCCGACGACCATTCCTTTCACCATGTCAGTGGTTACTTTTTCACCATCCACGCTAAGGCTCAATGCTACGGCCTTGTACATTGCCTCTGCTTGGGCTTCGGTGAATTCGCCAGTATTAATATCAACATCATTCATATTACTCTGGACGGCTTCCCTTTTACCATTACGCATATTCACCTTGATTTGTAACGGCTTTTTCTCTATTACTTGAAGCTTAGATAATTCGCCACTGGTTAATGGTCTTAACTTGAACTCCAATTCTTCGCCTTCCCAATCAATACAAACCTCTTGGATATCATCCACTCCAAGGGTTAACTTTTGTATCATATCCTTATTACTCATGCATTAATCACCTATTATAATCGTTAAAAATTGTTTAAAAAAAAAGCACCACACAAAACCCATTATGGTGGTGGTGCTAATAATTTTAGTTGTTTGTTAAAATTCTTATTCACTGATTAAAGCTTCCTGATTATTCACAAGCTTGATATACATATCGGTTTCCACTTCGGTTGTGCCATCAGCCAAGGTTACAGTATTGGAGCCAAGACTCTCCAAGGTAAGAGTGGTTTCAATACTATCCACACTTGACACATTGTATTCGGTTCTGACAGTACACCTTGGGAAAACAATCTTGCAAGAAAGGTTAGGGTCTTCGCAATGATTGACATTAACCTCTAATGGTATTTGCAAGAGTTTACAACTGGATGGCTGTAAAGCATCGACCTCTCCGTATTCTGCATCAAGGATGCTTCTGACTGTTTCACTTGTCAGGCTGGTTGTGATGCTTATACTGTTTTCTCTTTTACCTGCCTTGGCTCTCATCTGAGGATACCTTGAGCCTAATCCGATTGTACTATCCACGTTATGGTTGTTATTACCCTCAAATGAAAATGCGGTAGATACACCATTAACTGGCAAGTTATTCAATTTCAAGCTTACATCATAGAACATGATGAACAAGTCCTCATTAGTCAATGCATCAGGCTCGGTGAATGCCCCGTTAATGGTTGCTTTCTCGGTCTTGTAAATCCAATCAGCACCCACAGTCATTGATTCATCACTTACTTCAAGAGTCAACTTATCACATAATAAGCCATACACATACTTTGTGAGCATATCATAAGCGGCCATTGCACGGAAAGATTGTAATTCTTTGCCTTCGCCACCATAAAACTCGTGGGTATGGTAGTTTCCACTACCCGCGGTGTATTTGTAATTGTCAAGGAAGCCAAGGAAATACCAAGTCAACTGTTGCAAATCAGCATCAGCACTAGTGCTGCCTGTTGGTTTCATTATCCCTGCTCTGGCACGCTTATTCATCCTACTTGAACCGGATTTTGTTACTGGTTCGTCATTGAGTTTGAACTCGACGCTTTCAGCGTGGTTCCAGAAGCTTGGGTCGAAACTTGAAGGAGCGACAGTAGTATCTCCGTAGGTGGTTTCGACTTCTAATCCAAATCCTCTATTCATATTATCATTATTCTCCATTATTTTGTCTGCAGCATAATCTCCAATCTATTATATGGTTCACATTCAAGACGGCAGCGACAACCGGCAACCGTTCACTCTTGTTATTAACATCCACAGTACCGAGTGGGTAGAAGGTTTCGAGTGTGATGTTACGGATTAACCTTGTCCCAGGTAATTCCTGGTTCTGTATTGTCTGCCAGTTACGTTGCACGGCTAATATTACTCGGGTTGCCAAGTTCATAGTGGATTCATTGGCATCTTCGAGTTCTGGCTCATACACGGCACAATTGAATTGGAATGGTGTGGTCAATTCCATTGTCCGACTTATATCCGCTTGACGGTTTGGTCTTGTTTCGTGCTGGTACATCCAGATGAATGGTTCGTCGATGTGCTCTTCTTCAAGGTAAATCTTCTTGAAGGTGTTGACATCTTCGAGTAATCCATCAGTGGTCATTTCGGCTTCTATGCAACCGGCTAGGATATTTTGTAATGTTTCCATTCCAATTACGATATTAGTCATCCCATCACCTCACTTATTGCTCGTAGGAAGTAACCATCCAAACGACCATTAACATCATCAAGACTATCCTCTACAAAGTGTCTTGCTTTTATTCCTGGATGATGAACGACCCTTACTGGGTGGTCTGCTCCTTCCCAGTATAACGCCTTCTTGCTAGTAGGGGTTATAGTGTAGGGTCTTGTTCCATCATTAACCCATTGTGCATACTCCGCAGGGCTTTTAATAACCGCCTCATCACTACCCAATGAATCAAGGAACCAAGACTTTAATAAACCATGGTCTACTGGACTGTTACGCATCAAGACCCTTATCAACTCCTGACTGCTATACTCCAAACCCTTCGCCTTAGCCTGTGTCAACTTATCAGGACTTAACCCAGTAGTTAAATCAGATGTGTTTATGTCAATGGTGAAGCTCGCCATCTATTCATCCCTTCCTGTAATTGCGAGCACACCAATACTATCAGGCTCGGTTGAAGAATCCTTAACGAATGGTTTTAGATCGTCTTTCAAGTCATCTGTGAAAATGTCACTTGATAATCCTTGTATTGTCCAGTCGTTAACCTTGATTATTGGGTTGTCTCGTTTCTGGATTGCGAGGGTTACCATGTTTGATGTTAATCGTAGGCAGATATTGCGGATGGCATCTCTCACATTATCGTCGGTATAGTTCCGATTAGTGTACATGTTAATCAAATCCTGTGATTGATTAATCCAATCGGATACTATGTTGTTTAATCCTGTGGTGTCGTCTTTTTCAAGATTTAAATGCTTTGGTTTTAAACCTGTGAAATTGATTACGTCATCTACACTAATCCACATTTATTGTCACCATATAATAAAAAAAATATACAGGAGGACTTATGGAAGTTCCCCTGTACGAATGTATTCGTATAAAAGTTTTCTGTTACGTTTCACCACTATTGGCAATTCATCAAAAGGCAGTAATTCCTTCTTTTTTGCCTTAGCAGTTTTCTTGTTTTTTGGTTTTTCATCAGCCATACCCTAGAATCCTCCATTATTTTCCACTGCTTTCTTCTGCTTTCTCTTCTAAGGCTTCAACTCTTTCTTCTAACTCTTTAACTTTCTTCTTAAGTTTCATAGACATGAATATCACTCCTTATTAAAAAAGAAAAAAATAGAAAAATGGTTTTTAGAGTAAGGCTGCTGCTTGTGCTGCGGTCATGTCCGCGACAACGATAGCATCAGTCCATTGGAGACTTGCATCGCATCTGATACGGTAGAAGTACTCGGTTTTTTCTTCAGCGACAACACGATTAGGCTCCACGCTAAGGTCTTTCCAGACGCCGTACCAAAGGAATTCAGGAACAGTTAATACACAGCCTGCTACTTTGCCGTAGGAAGTTCTTCCATCTGCTGCATCAAGGACTGGTGCGTATTTTACTGGGATTCCTTTGTATTTTAATTCATCAGCATTCAAGAGTGAACTGTCACCTAATCCGGTTTCACGATCAATGAGGAAGTTTCTGTATGCTTCGTAAACTTCGAAAGGTACATAGAAGACAAGGTCTTTCATGAGGTTTGCTTGTCTGTATGCTTCAGGTAATTTGTATAATGCTTGATTGAACAAGTCAGTAATGCCTTTGGTGGTTACATCATAGTCGGTTCCTTGTACGATGTGGTTGGTTGCTCCTTTTAACCATCCATTAGTAACACCGAAGAGTCCGGTCTTGGTAGTGTCACCATAGACTGCTAATGCTTCAAGGTCTACTCCAACAGCTTCACCCATCATACTGAGTAAGGTTTGTTCGAATTGAGCTTGTTCAATGTTGTCTTCTTTATCATCATCGAGGATACTGGTTTTTGCTTTTAATTTCTTAGCGTTTAACTCTGCTTTACCGAAACCGATGGTTGCTTCGGTTAACTGGTCTTCAGTATCACCGTTAGAATCATAACCGTTTTGTAATACTCTGCCAACGATTTTGGTACTGGATACCACTTGAGATGTGGAATTCATACGGCGGAAACTTGCATCTGCTAACATGGTTTGACTGATAGTAGCAGCACGCATAAAGGTGGCAAACTGCTCATCATTCAATAATGCTTTTGCAGTATTCATATCAATTCTCATGCTTTTGAATACTTCACGTTCTTGTTCGTTTACGATTTGGGATAAAATATGTTCATTCACCATAAATATCATACCTCAAAAATATAGGGTTTATTTTTTACGTGTTCCATCAGGGTTTTTGCCCATGATTTCATAAATATTAACAGGCTTACTCTTCTCAGCAGACAAGTTATCATGTACTGGTTCTGCTTTGGATTCGCCTTTTTCACTTACCGGTTCTTCGGTCTCTACTTCTTCATCTTCTTCTTCTTTAACTGGTTCTTCCAGGGATTTCTCTGCAGAAGCTTCGGCCTCAGTTTCAGCGTCAGCTTCCGCTGGTTCATCTTCTTCCACTGGAGTTAATGCTTCAGTTAAAGTCTTGGTGAACTCTTCCTGCAGGGTTTTGAGTGCATCATTGAAGTCTTTTTTTAATTGTTCAAGTGTAGCCTGCATATCTGCAACTTCACTTTTCAATGCAAGGACTTCTGCTTCCTCGGTCATGCCCATTGCAGAGAGCACTTTACTTTTTAATGATTTTACATCTTCTTGGTTTTCCATTATATCACCATTTACTTCACAGAATAGGCTATCGTGCAAGCAAGGAGATTTCACTAGGCTTACTGATAGTACTACTGGGTCAGGCACATCCTTAATCAAAGAATTGCCTGAGCTACTAACATCTTTACAACTGCAAGGCAAAGGAGTATCCGGCTTGCTCTTCAAAGCAGTTAGGTACTCGTCCGCCCGTGACCTGGTGAAGACACTAGCACTATACCCAGTATAACCACCACCCAAAGCCAATTGTACTGCCTCTGGGTTGGTTATATGTGAAGTGACAAACCATGAACCCCTTGGATAACTTTTTAGTGATCCATCTATGGTGGTCATGGTAGTGTCTTCTGTTAGTAAGAATGAGTCGACGGGTTCTCCTATCCGTTCTCCGTTTCTGGTTAGTCCGTGTTCGTGGTCTATGAATTGGTATTTTTCGTAGGTTTTTGCGAACCTTCGGATTTGTTCTGTGGTTAGTGGTGGTTCGCCATTCTTGTAGTCACAATCGTGGGCTCCTGGTATCATTACGGGGGCGGTTAAGTGGATTGTGCCGTCGGTTAGTGTTTTTATTGTTTTCATAAAGCATCATATTTCCGAAAGCCATGATTCTTTTTAGTGTGGGGCTTTCTATTATACACTCAAAGCAGTTTAAAAAAAAGTAATAATGATGAAAAACAGATAATAGTATAACTAAAAAATTAGGAGATTATTTTTATGAATGAAAAAAGCAATATTTTATCTATTTGTAGAAAACTTAAAGAATTGAACTTAATAACCCATATTCACGAAAATAAATATTCTATTCAAATTTTAGTTAATTGTGATGAAGATTTTAAGAAGGAGAGCATTGAAGTTAGGGATAGAATTAGAAATAATTTTGAAAAACAAGGGTATACTGTCAGAATTAAAGGTACATATTGGTTGGATATTCTTTTTGTTGATATTGCAACAATAATAGATGATTGTTTTTGATGGGGAAGAGATACAATAAAAAAATAAGAAATAAAATAAAAAAAAGGATAAAAAAAGAAGAAAATAATTAAAAATTAGAATTTACAATCAAATCCCTAAAAGAAGGATAATGCTCAACGAAGGATAACACTTCTTCCTTTTCAAGCTTATCCAATGCAATAATGTCTGACCCAATCAAAGCCCTTTTACGAGCATTTTTAGCATAAACTTCCTGATGATTGCTAATCCATTCATTCACCTTTTTAAAAAGGTCTTGGTTACTTTCCATCAAGATAGTTAAAAAAGCATTTGGAATAAAATCATCAATACGAAGAAGGGAGTCTGCTTGTGAAATTAACAATCTCTTATTAATCCAATTATACATCTCATCACCACTTAATAATATGTTCTCTTTTTAAATATATTAAATTATCTGATTTATTAATTCAACTGTAATCACATAGTTATTCCCATCTTGGACTACGTGTTTGACCTCATATTGGGTTTCAGGTAACAACCATTCGCTCTGACCTGTGGTGTTTGTTAATTTATCAGCACTACCTAATGCTGTGCCCCTTGTCCCTTTAGGTGCTAAGATTTTATAAAACACATTATATTTTTTGGAATTTTTTTCATAAAACAAGTTTGGAGTTTCCCTTTCAAATGAAGTAGATGTAAATCCTTCGAAGGTTCCGATTTCCCCAACTTTTACAGGTATTTCATGATTAGTTGAAGTAGCCCTGAATAACATAGTATCTTCAGTTAATGGGATTGACTCCTTCATACCTTTAAGAAGATTATCATACACTTTGTCCAATCTTTCACAATGTTGTTTTATCTCTGCTTCGGTTTCACCTAATTTTCGCAATTGTTCTTTATAAACCACTTTATCCCTGTAATAAGCGTTTAATCTTCCGAAGTTATTTCCACATCCATATTTAAAGGAGTCATATATGCTCTTTGTACCTTCAAGCACATTCCCTTCAATGGGTTGTTTTAATTTATTCATAAAAGGGGTATCATAGTATGTTTCATAGTGTTTAGTGATTTTTGTCGCGCTTTCTTCATAATTGTACCATTTATGTGTTAAAAATTCTTTGGAGTATTGTTTAACCAGTTCTCGGGTTAATGGTAAAGGGTTCTGCTTTTTTCCCATATCGATTGGCTTGATTTCAAAGGAGCTTAATATATTAGGAGTTATTGGAGTCATGGAGTATCCTCTTGTAACTTCCGCTTCTTGTTGGTCTTGTGGTGTTGTTGCGATTGAGCCGACTATCTGCTGATAACCCCTTGCCAATTCACCATTAGCCACCAACTTCAACTGATTAAGCCGGCTCAAATTATACTCTAACTGGGTTCGTGCCTGTAACCTTTCACGTGGCAGACTAAACTTACTATCAATGATGCTTTGTGCCTCATTAACCGCCTTAGTGTACTGCTCGTACTGGCTTCTCTGCTCAGGTGAAAGATTAGCCTCTAACTGCTCCTGACTAGGCTCACCCAAACTTTCCATATTAATCGGAACCAAATCACTCTCACGGAACGGACTAAAAGACGGAGCCATAAAACCATAAGGAATCACAAACGGTGCATTACTACACCTACAATTAATCCATTCTTCAATAGGACCGGAAGTGTCACCAGGAAACGCTAAACCATTGGAGTATTTACCATCAATCGGTATTATCTCACCATCAACATCCACATGACTATCACGGGTACGGTCATCATTTGCGGCGATCCATTGGGTATACTCTACACCATCCTCCCGGTATTGGTCTCTTGTTGCTTGGTTATGACTGGTGTTTATCTCAGTCCTAGCGATTCGTCTGGCTTCCCAGTCCGCTAATTGGTCGAACCTTTTAGTAATGTCATTTGCAACCTGGTTTATGCCCTTACCTTCACGGTAACCATCACTTATAATCTGATTAAGTTGGTTGTCTACACGGTTTAATGTGTTTTGGCTGGTTCGGAATGTACGGTTAAGCAAATCCTCTTCCGCCTTGGGTATTGTACCAAACAAGGAACTCTTATCCTTGTCTATGAATCCCTGAATGCTTAATGTAGTGACTGCTTTAAGAGCGACCCTATCCTTGTTTGCTCGCTTGGTTAACCGTTTCGCCTCCGCCTTTCCAAGCTCATACTCACGGAGCTTATACTTCCTGATAATCTCATAATATTCCTTGTGAGCTTCGTGGATTGGGCTCAGCATCAGATTAACCTGACCTTGGAGCAACTGGTAATCACTCCAATACTCATCTAATCCTTTTAAGACTTCCTTTTTAAGCTTACGGAAGAAGCGACCTAGTTCCTTTTCGAGTTGGGCTTCGTTATTCTGTCTTCGCTTCAATGCGACTTGGCTTGCCAGTAACTGTTTCTTGGTCCTCTCGGGTAATGTCATCCTCTACCTCTTCATTATCATTCCATAATTGGTCTTCCAAACTGCCGAGTATTGAGTCCACTTCGAGCATTGGATTATTCTCTGTATTATTCCAAACCTGCTCCAAAGGAATATTATTCAAGTATCTTGCATTCAAGTAATAATCATCTTCGTCCTCAATGGTTAGTCCGAATTTATTGCCGAAGTTATCGATTAATTCCTTGATAGTCATTGCACCACGAGCAAACAGGAACTCGGCCAATGCCAAATCCTTTGTGTAATCGATTGGTGCTACTTCTTCGATACTGAATCTCCAACTAGTGCAACCAAGTTCCGCACCGATTTGATTGATTAAAGCTTCGCACTCGGATTTGATTGGAGCGATGGTTCCATATTTATAGGATGCCATTGTTGACTCGCTGTTACTACCATTCAGATTACCACTATCGAAGATGCCTAAACGGCTTGGGTCTACCTGATGCGCGTGCAATACTTCATCACGGGTATCCTTACGATACATTCTGAAGTGTCCTTCTTCCGCTTGCACACTTAATGGTGTGATTTTGAGGTCTACATTTCCTTCTTCACCCTCACTTGGTATGGTAATGCAAATAGCGGAATGTGGATTCTTGATGACTTCCTTAATCTGTTGACCAATCTTATACCTGAGTGTCTGGGTTACATCATATTCAGGGTCATCAGGTTCCAAGTCATAATCCGCGAAGTCACCAGTAACAGTTATAGCAAACTTCG